GTGCAGATGATGACAGATATTTGTTGGAAAGTAATTTCTCTCAAATAAAGGAAAAAGTTGAAAGAATTACTACTCAAGTATCAATTTCAACCTTGACACCACATAATTTAAAATCTAATGATATCATATCATTATCAGTAGAACCTAATTTAACTGTAGGTATTGGTACCTCAGTTAGTGTATCAGTTGAAAGACAATCAAATACTGGGTTTATTTTAATAAATCCTATAGGATTTAGTTCTTCGGGAATTAATACTTTAACAAATGAAATAACAATAGATTCTCATGGATTAAAAACTGGAGATAAAATAACATATTCTGCTGATGAAAATGCATCAGGATTAACTACAGGAAATTATTATGTATATAAAGTTGATGAAGATAATATAAAATTCTGTAATACATTAGTAGATGCACAATCTAATCCACCATTAAGTGTTGGAGTAGGTACTACTATTGGTGGAAATTCTCAATTAATATCATTAATAAATCCACAACTTAACATAATTAAAACTAATAGTTTAGTATTTGATTTATCACATTCTTCTCTTGAGGATTATAAATTTAAATTATATTATGATAAAGAATTTAAGAATGAATTTGTTTCTGTTGCATCTACTACATTTAATATTGTTAGTGTAGGAACTATTGGTGTTTCTACAAATGCTACTATTACTTTAGATTATAATATCAATTTGCCAGATAATTTATACTACAATCTTGAAAAGTCTGGAGGAATTAGTACTACAGATAAAGAAGTATTGAATTATTCGGAAATAAATTTAATACCAAGTTTATATAATTCAAACTATAAGATTATTGGTGTTGGAGTTGGTAATACTAATTTTGATATTTCATTATCAAGTTTACCAGAAAAATTATCCTATGACCAATCTGAATGCAATTCATTATCATATAATACAAATGCTTTGAATGAAAATGGTGGTATTGATAAAGTTAATATTATTTCTTCTGGTGTTAACTATAAAAAACTTCCAGTATTTGTAGGATCTTCATCTACTGAAGGTAGTGGAGCTTTAATCGTTGCTCAATCTCAAAACGTTGGTAATGCAAATAAAGTAAGAATTATTAATGAAGGGTTTGAATATTCTTCAGATAAAACCTTAAAACCAAAGGCATATATATCACCACTTATTATAATTAATAATTCCAATACAATAGGAGTAGTGACTATTACTGATGGTGGTGATGGATATTTAAATGCTCCTAATATATCTATTATTAATTCAACTACACGTGAAAAAATTAATAGTGGGTTGTTGGAAAGTAAGTTATCAGGATCTTCAATATCTCATATTGATATTACAGTTTTACCAAAGGGTCTTCCTGATATTCCAGTAGAATTATTTACTTATAACAATAGTAATGGTATTGGAATACAAACTGTACAATCAAATTCAACTGGAATATTTACATGTTGGATTACTACACCTTCTACAGGATTTACAATATCACCGTTTGATGTTGATGATGAGGTATTTATTGAAGGTATTACTAGAGTCGGTACTGCAGGATCTGGATTTAATAGTGAAGATTATGGATATAAGTTTGGTAAAGTAATTGATGTAATTGCTGGTCTTTCTACAGGTATAACTATTGATCTTAGTGGTATTTCAGACAATACTGGAATAGCAGTTACAAATCAAAATTCTTTAGCTACAATTATCAATAAAAAGAATTATCCAACATTCGACGTATCTTTAAAACCATCTAAATTTATTATTGGTGAAAAAATAATAACTAATAAGATTGAAAGAGATTTAAGTGTTACAACTTCTGAAAATGATTCAATTAAGGTTTCTGGAACTTACACTTTAAATGTTGGAGATACTATTCTTGGAAAAAATTCAGGAACTTTAGCATCTATTGTTAGTATTACTAATAATTTGGGTGAATATGATGTAAGTTTTTCTGTTAAGAAAGATATTGGTTGGAGTGATGATATTGGTAAACTGGATTTAGATACTCAGGTAACTCCAGATAATGATTATTATCAAAATTTATCATATACAATTAAGAGTTCACAAACATTTGAACAGTTAAGAAGTCCAGTATCTTCTCTTCTTCATACAAGTGGATTAAAGAATTTTGCAGATCTTGGAATTACATCAGTTACTTCTAATGTAGGCGTAAGTACTGATGTTGTAGATTCATTTAATACAATTATAAATCTTAGTGGAGAAAATCGTGTTGATACAATTAATAATTATGACACAGCTGTAGATTTAAGTACTGATAATATAACCTCTAAATTTGTAAAATTTGATAGTAAGGTACTTTCAAATTATCTTCAAGCTACAAGTAATCAAGTTATATCAATTGATAATATTAATAAACAGTTTTCAAATTTAGAAACATCTCCATTAGAATATTTGGATTTCTTTGAAATAGAAGATAATACTACATTTTCAAATTTATTATTGAGAGTAAGTAATATAGATTCTACTGATATTCAATCAACAGAATTGGTGATATTGAATAATGGATCATCAATTATTTTGTTGAATAAGGATATGATGAATGATGAAAATCATGCTGGTATTGGTAGTTTTATTATTGATAGTTCTCTTGATGCTACTTACTTAAGATTTTTCCCACTACCAAATGCATATGATTATGATTATGATATTAAAGTTATCGACACTTCATTTAAACAAAATTCTGGAATAGGAACAGAATCTATAGGATTTATTGATCTTATAGGAACAGTTGGTATAGCTACTACTTCTACAAATTCTGGAGTAACAACTACTTCAATAGTATCTTTAGATAAAGAAAATTATTCTTCAATATATGCAGAAAATCAATTAATTAATAGATCTACTAATGAAATGAATTATGTTGAATTATATACTACTCATGATAATAGTGATACTTATATTTCCGAATATTTTGTAGATACGCATAATCAAGTTAGTGGATACTCTGATACTATGATGGGATCTTTTAATGGAATTATTGACGGATCTTTATTTACTCTAAATTATGAGAATGATTTATCTGATAAAGTAGAATTTAGATCCAACATTGTTGGTTTTGGTACTACAACTGTTGGTATACAAACTTATAGATTTAAAACAATAGGTCAACCTGATGGGACAGAAAGATCTGCGTTATATCAATCAAATTATAATGTTGGTGTTGGAATAACTGATGTAGTTGCTTTAGATTCACAATTATTTAATTTTGTTAAATCTACTGTAGAAGTTAGTACTGGTTCTACTAAAGCATTGTATAAGGTGTCTATGACACATAATTATTCTGATACTTTCGTACAAATAGGACCATTTCTTTCAATTAATACAGGTATAGCACAAACTGGTATTGGAACATTTGGTGGACAATATGATGCTAATAATTTTATATTAAAATTCTATCCTGATGATGCATATAATGCTGACAGTATTCAAGTATCCTCATTAAATAAAATATTCTATACTGATATGGATGATGATAATGTTGATATAATAGAGGATTTGGAATATGGAAAGGTTACTACTAATATTGATAATTATTATTACAATGCAATCAATGGTGAAAGAATTAATAGGAAGAACTTTACTTTAACAGAAAATAATATACCTATTTTTGCTAAACATTTTAATCCAGATTCATCTGTTGGAGTTGTTAGTTATACTACTGGATTATTTTCTATAGACGATCATTTCTTTAGAACTGGGGAAGAATTGATTTATACACCGAAGTCTACATTTGTTGGTATCGGTTCTACAGCAATGCAATATTCTGGGGGAGCTGGAACAAAATTATTACCTTCATCGGTATTTGCTATTAGGAATGATAAAGATAGTTTTTATCTCTCTACAACTAGAGCAGATGCAGATGCAGGAACATCTATTACCTTTGTCAATCCAGGAGAAGGAAATTCTCATGAATTAGCAATGAAATTAAGTAATACTAAATCTGTTATTACAATCAATAATATAATTCAACCACCTTTAGCATATGTACCTATAAGTTATACATTAGAGAATAATGGAGATTCTATTTTAGGTAGTACAGGTATTAATACTACAAGAACATTCTTTACTTTAAGTGGTATATCTTCAATCAATCCTTCTGATATATTGAAGATAGATGATGAATATATGAATATTATTAATGTAGGATTTGGAACTACAACTACAGGTCCAATTACTGGTGCTGGTACATCAACGTTAATTGAAGTTGAAAGAGGATTTGTTGGTACATCTGCTACTGCTCATATTAATTCATCTACAGTTAATTTGTATCGTGGTGCATTTAATATAGTTGGTGAAGAAATACATTTTACAAACGCACCTAGAGGATCTGTATCTAGAGGATTGAACGAAAGTAATCTGGAATGGGCCAGATCAGATTTTAGTGGAAGAGTATTCTTTAGAAATAATTATGATACAAACCAAATATATGATAATATCTCTGAAGAATTTACAGGAATTGGTCAAACCTTTAATATAACAGTTGGAGGTGCAAATACTGCAGGAATAGGTACTACTGGTGGAAGTGGATTGGTACTTGTTAATAGATTATATCAAAAACCATCAGCTCCAAATAATCCTTCTAATAATTATCAATTTACTGATGATATAGATGCTGGTATAACCACTATCACATTTAGTGGTATTAGAACTGATACTGGAGATATTTTTGTCAGTGATAGTGATGTTAATCAAAATGAATTGCCAAGAGGTGGTGTAATAGTATCTTTAGGATCTACACCAGGTTTAGGATATGCACCTTTAGTTGGAGCGATAGGTTACCTTGAACAAACTAATGGAGTTGTTGATAAGGTTGTAAGTACTGCTTCTACTGGAGCTCCCAATTCAATAACTACTGCATCTTATAATAATGAAACTGGTGTGTTAGAGATTCAAACAGAAGGTGCTCATAATTTTGAAGCAGGAATTGTAAATCAAGTTAAACTGGCAGGTCTTGAATTTACATGCAGTGGTTCATTCAATGTGTATGATGCTGCTTATGATCAAACTACAGGTGACTTAGAATTAACTGTTGGTGATCATTATTTGGGAGCAGGTCAATATATTGAAATTAAAAATAATTCATTAAATTTCAAGTGTGAGGGGGATAATTATGTAGGACTTCATGCATATCCTCGTGCTGGAACAGATCCTATTGCAGGAATACCTACGGCAATTAATTCTACTTCTAATAGTACAATTACTATCAATGTTGGTGTTGGTACTACAAATCCCCATGTGTTTGTTCCTGATACGGGTATCCATAAATTTGTTTCTGCTGGTATTAATTCTATTACTGCTGATACTACTGCTCAATTTACAGCAGCAACAGGCACAGAATATAATCCTATAACTGGAGATCTTGTTCTTGAAATTGGATCTCATACATTAGATACAAGTAATACTATTACAATGACTGATGATGCTATCACCTTTACTTGTGATGCTGATAGTCATGCTACTGAACATAAGTACCCAAGAGCTACTGACCCTGCATCTGGACAAACATTGGCAATTACCAATCCAACTTCTACAACTATTACTGTTAATGTTGGTGCCGTTCAAGGTGTTGGTGCCGTTATTGTTAGAAGTGGATATTCTGGTACCACAAATACTATCTTCCCATATGCTGTTGTTGGATTAGGAAGCACAAGTTATGATTATTCTGTTATTAGTGTTGGATCTACTAACATCTTCACAACTAAGGTTGGAGTAAATTCTATACCACACACTTATGTTGGTGGTGGTAGTGTTATGCCTTGGTATGGTAATGCTAATTCGGGTTCTGGTTATTTAGATTCAAATGTTTCTATAGGAGTTACTGATATTGCATATGACCATAAGTTTATTAGTGCTACAAATACTTCAATTAATGGATCCATTCAACCAAATAATGTAGTATATGATCCTTATATAGGAACCTTAACATTATCAATACCTAATCATGGATTAAGTGGAACTCTTACAATAACTGATAATTCATTAACATTTACATGTTCTAAAGATAATCATGCTACAGAACATACTTATCCTAGATCTGGAATTGATCCTGCTTCAGGATCTAGTTTACCAATTACAGTAATTGATGATAATACACTTTCTGTTGATGTTGGATCATCCGTGGGTACAGGTGCTATTGTAAGTGGACAAGTTGGTTTAGGTGGTACTATAACATTTTCTCTTGATAATGGAGGATCTAATTATAATAATCCACAATTAGTAGTTTCGCAACCAGTATATGAAAATATACCAATAGTTGGTGTTTCACGTTTAAGTTCAGGACAAACTACCGATTGTGGAACAGGTCTTTTACTCAATCTTGATGTTGGAGCAGCTTCTACAGTAGGTGTGGGATCAACATTATTTGCAATTAATGATTTTAAAATTGCTAGAAATGGTTATGGATTTAAACGTGGTGATGTATTTAAACCAGTTGGATTAATAACAGATAAAAGTTTAAGTTCTCCATTAGAAAGTGTTGAATTTACTGTGTTAGATTCTTATTCAGATTCATTTGCTGCTTGGGAATTTGGTCAATTTGATTATATTGATTCTATTAAAAATCTTCAGGATGGACAAGAAACAAGATTTGAATTGCGGTATAATGAGCAATTATTAAGTTTTGAAGAACCAGATTCAAATTCATATAATGTCAAACTTGAAAATTGTTTATTCATAATAATAAATGGAGTTATTCAAATACCAGGTAAAGATTATCAATTTAGTGGTGGTACTTCATTTGTATTTTCATCACCACCAAGAACTGTAGATGATGTAGCTATATTCTTCTATAGAGGAACATCTGGTCTAGATACTCAATTAATAACCAATATAAGACCTTCAATAAAAACTGGGGATTTAATTAAATTAGTTAATTTAAAATCCCAACAAATTGGTATATCATCCACTAAAAATCAGAAAAATAGAACAATTACCAGTATTAAATATTCAGATGTTGTAGAAACTGATTTATATAAAGGACCAGGAATTAGTAGTGAATCTAAAGCTTTAAATTGGACTAAACAAAAAGTGGATAAAATAATTGATGGTGATATTGTTTATAAATCTAGGGATAGTTTACAAACAATGATATTCCCAACATCTAAGATTATTGATAGTATAACAACTACAAATAATGAAATATTTGTAGATAATGTTGATTTATTTGATTATGATAGTCCTACTAGTATTAGTGGATTGGTTATTGAAGGTAATAACCCTGTTGCTGCTGCTATAACTGCTGTAGTTTCTATTGCTGGTACCATTTCATCCCTTGATATTGTTAGTGGTGGTAGTGGTTACGTAGGCACTACTACAGATATAATAATTGGATCTCCATATGGTGTTTCTGTTGGAGGAACATGGGGAAGAACTTATAATTCTCAATTAGGAATTTCTACTTTTGCCGAAGCAGTAGGTAATATTACTAATGGTTCAATTACTTCTGTTGATATTACAAATATAGGATTGGGATATACACAGACCTCTTCACCTAATGTCTTGGCACCTCTTCCAGAATTCAAGAAAGAATTAGTTTCTAATATAACAAATATTCAAGGTTTTTCTGGTATTGTAACAGGTATTGGTACAACTGCAGGTGTTGGTACAGATTTAGCATTAAAATTCCATTTACATGCATCAAATTATAATAATTTACTTGCAGGATATCCAATTTCTATATCTGATACTGAAATTGGAACTGGTGTAACTTCATTATATCCATCTGGAATAGGTATTGTAGGTATTGGTACAACATTCTTAAATAATGTTTATAGAATTGCCCAAATATCTCATACAGGAAATTCTGGATTAGTGACATGTAATATTGAATCTCCATCAGATGCATTAGGAATAGGTACCAGTGGAAGTCAATTTGATCCTGTAGGAACTTTCTCTTGGGGTAGATTATCTGGTGCTTCTATTAGATCATCTTCTCCAATTTCTATTGGAGTTACAGGATTGACAATTGATGCTGGTTTAACAACTTTCCCAACAATTACAAGACGTGGGGTAGGATTGAGAGATACAGGATCTATTGATGCTTAATATCATTTTTCATAAACTATTATAAATATCTAAAAAAACTATTAATATGTCTGCCGTCGTTACAGATCAATTTAGAATATTCAATGCAGGTAATTTTGTAGATTCCGTATTAGACAATAATAATTCTTATTATGTCTTTTTAGGTTTAACTAATCCTACAACACCTAATCCTGGATTTGGAAGAACTTCTGATTGGGATTCAAATACACCACTACAACCTACTGATAATTTTCAATATGAATCTCAGTATCGAAGTACTTCTCTTTTTGGTAAGAAGATTAATAGTACAAATATAAGAAGAGTTATTAGAAAGGTTGATTGGGTTGCTAATACTCCCTATGATATGTATAGGCAGGATTACAGTCTTCCAAATAATAAAGCACCCAATTCAAAAACTGGAAGATTATATGATGCAAATTATTATATTGTTAACAGTGATTATAATGTTTATATTTGTATAGATAATGGTTCTTTCGGAGCTCCTAATAGTCCAAGTGCTAAAGGTGGCAATTCCCAAAGCGAACCAACATTTACAGATTTAGAACCATCTGTTGCTGGAGATGGTGCAGATGGATACGTTTGGAAATATTTGTTTACTATATCACCTAGCGATATAGTTAAATTTGATTCGACTGAATATATTGTTGTTCCTAATAATTGGTCTACATCTACAAATTCTCAGATTGAGAATATTAGAGAATCTGGTGATTCTGAAATAAATTTCAACCAGATTAAAAAGATATATATTGAAAATGAAGGTTCTGGATATTTAAATAATACTCTTAATTTAGATATATTAGGTGATGGTAGTGGTGGAAAGGTATCTGTAACAACTGAGGGTGGTAAAATTAAGTCTGCAATTGTTACTTCTGGTGGAAGAGGGTATACTTATGGTATTGTTGATTTGGGACCGTTACAACCCCAATCTGGCCCGACTATAGATGCAAAATTAATTCCTATTATTCCACCTTCAAGAGGTCATGGTTATGATATCTACAAGGAATTAGGTGCGGATAGAGTATTAATATATTCTAGATTTGATGATTCTACGAAAGATTTTCCAATCAATACAAAATTTGCACAGGTTGGTATTATTAAAAATCCATCAACAGCTACTTCTATAGGATCTACATTTAATGAGAATCAGTTTTCATCATTAAACTCTATTAAGTTTAATGCTAGTGATGTTAGTACATGGGCAGCTAAACCTTCTTTAGGATCTAAAATAGAGCAAACAAATTCTAACGGAGATGTTGCAAAAGGATATGTGGCATCATATGATGAAAATACAGCAGTCTTAAAGTTTTATCAAGATAGATCTTTATATTTTGGAAATAATGTAGATCAGACTGATTATGTTGGTGTAACTACTAATAGTAATGTTGTTGCATTTTCTGGAAGTGGTAGTGTTAAATTTGCAGGAGGGGTTCCAAGTGATACATCTCCAGCTATTGCATTTACTGGTCGCACTATGTCTGATGGTGATAGAGAAATTGATTTAGGTGTGTATTTCAACAGTGGGTTCTCCAATTCAGAGATAAATAAAACTACTGGAGATATCATATACATTGATAATCGAAAGTCAGTTACTAGAGATATTCGACAGAAAGAAGACATTAAAATCATCTTGGAATTTTAAAAAGACATGGCACAATCAAAAGATTTAAATATAAGTCCTTACTACGACGATTTTGATCCTAATAATAATTTTTATAAGGTACTTTTTAAACCAGGTTATCCAGTACAAGCAAGGGAACTGACCACTTTACAATCTATTCTACAAAATCAGATTGAAAATTTTGGTAGTCATATTTTTAAAGAGGGGTCAATTGTAATACCTGGAGCTCCAACATATCAAGTATCAGATGCTGTAAAATTAAATTCGTTGCAATTTGGTGTTGATATTTCCTTATACGTAAATGATTTGAAGGGGAAGATTGTAGAAGGTGCAACATCTGGAGTTACTGCAACGGTAGATCTTATTGTATTACCTGATGATAATGAGGTAGAATATACAACATTGTATGTTAAGTATATTAATGGTGGTTCTGAAAATTTTTCTAGAGATAAATTTATTGATGGAGAATCATTACTTATAAAAGAAAATTTAGTTTATGGAAATACAACTATTAATGCAGGAACAGCAGTTGTAACATTAATTTCTTCTGATGCAACTGCAGTTGGATCTTCTGCATCTGTAGCCGAAGGAGTATATTTTATTAGGGGTACTTTTGTAACTGTTGAGCAACAAACTATAATTTTAGACTATTATAATAATCTCCCATCATATAGAGTTGGATTAACAATCTCTGAGGAAATTATAACAGCTAAGGAAGATCCTTCGTTATATGACAATGCAAAGGGTTTTTCTAATTATGCTGCACCTGGTGCTAATAGATTAAAAATCAGTTTAATTTTATCTAAGAAATTACTTTCTGATAAAAATGATCAGAATTTCTTTGAAATATTAAGGGTTGATAATGGAGATAAACTTAAGATTGTAACAAAAACAGATTATAATATAATTAAAGATTGGATTGCTGAGAGAACATATGAAGAATCTGGAAATTACTCAATAGATGATTTTGATATATCTGCCAATAACTCTTTAAATAATAGATTGGGTAATGGTGGAATATATTTTAGCAATCAAAAAACAGCTGAAGATAACACACCTTCAGATGATTTAATGTGTGTGAAAGTTTCTGGAGGAGAAGCTTATGTAAAAGGATATGACGTTACAACTGATACTGTAAATATTTTAGATGTTGATAAACCAAGAGATACTGAAAAAGTAACTACTACTACTGTAGATTTTGAATTGGGTAATGAATTAGTTATTAATAATGTTAAGGGTCAACCAAAATTTAGAGAAGTTGTTGATTTATACGATGCAGTTCTTAATAGTTCTCAAGCAGCAGTTGGTAATATAATTGGAAAAGCACGAATATACTCTGTAAACCCAAAAGGAAGTACATATACAGGAGCATCTAATGAATGGGATCTTCGTCTATATGATGTTCAAACTTATACGAATATTACAGTTGATGTAGCTGTTAATAGTACAGAAGTTCCTGATACTGCTTTTATAAAGGGATTGAGTAGTGGTGCTTCAGGATATGCTATAAGTGGTGGTAGTGGAACTAGTATTAGTTTAATACAAACATCAGGTTCCTTTTTACTAAATGAGCAAATTAGTGTTAATGGAATTCCTATTTCTAGATCTATTGATTCTATTACTGCTTATGGTGCTGGTGATATTTTATCTGTAAAGCAAGATCAATTAACAGTTGCATTTACTGCAGATGTTTCATTAATTGATATACCATTAGCAAATGGGATAGTAGAAGGTACAATATCAGGAGGAAATACTCTAAAATCTGGTAGACCTTTTGCAGGTCTTAAGGCAGGAAATGTTATTTCATATTATAGTGGTCAAACTACACCAACTTATATTAAAGTAAGTTCAATTTCTTCTGATGCATTAACAGTTACTATTGCTGGTATGGGTCAGGATGTTGATAATGTTTATGATGGTAGTGTAGTAAATGGAACATTTCCTATTAATTTAGCAGTTTCCAATTTTATTAGGCAAGATGGAGCTTCTTCGGGATTATATGAAGTATTACCTAGACCAAATATAGCTGCTGTTGATTTTTCTTCTTCTAATTTATCACTTTCTGGTCAAATAATTTTATCTGGAAGTGGCACAGTATCAGGTACAGCTGCTACCGTTTCTGTTAACGATTTTAAAGATGCTGGTGGAGTTGGTATTAGTAGTGCATTTTTTGATACATTTGATATAAGTAGATATTCTGTTCATTATGGAACCACAGGTATTGCTCCAAGTGGTATCGGAACAGTTACTTCAGATAGTTTTACTCTTCTTGATGATGGTGGTGGTAGTGTAGGATCTAGAGCTAGATTTACTGGATTAATAGATACTGATGATAATACTGTTATTAATGTAACTGCTAAAAAGCAAGGAATTCAGAGTAAGATAAAGTCATATCAGAGAAGTCAAATTAGAGATATAATATATTCTAATACTGAAAGATCTGGATCTGGAATTAGTACATCTATTAATGATGGATTAACTTATAATGCTAATGCTTATGGATTAAGAGTTCAAGATGAAGAGATTTCTTTAAATGTTCCTGATGTTGTAAAGATTTTGTCTGTTTATGAATCTATTGGGGGAGGTCAACCAACTTTTGATACTCTCACATTCCCATCTACAGCAAATGTTGGTTCTGACGCAATTATAGGTGAAAATATAATTGGTCAAATTTCTAATGCTATAGCAAGAGTTGTTACTAATAATACATCAACACCTTCATCTGGAGGTTCAAATAAACTAGGAATAGTATATTTGAACGATAGAACTTTTATTAAAAATGAACAAGTTTTATTACAAGAAAGTAATATAAACACTGAAATTGAAGCAATTAATTCTGCAGAAAGTGATGGAAAATATCAAAACATTACTCAATCATTTACTTTAGATAAAGGTCAAAGGGATCAATATTATGATTATTCTAGACTTATTAGAAATAATAATTCAACAGTACCTTCAAAAAGATTACTAATAGTATATGATGCTTATAGTGTTCCATCTAATGATAGTGGTGATGTCTTTAGTGTATTGAGTTATGATAAAAATAGATATACCGACGATATACCCAATATAGGTGTATCTAATATTAGGGCATCAGATACTCTAGATTTTAGACCTAGAGTGGAAGCACATACTGATGTTAATACATCTCCATTTGCATTTGCTTCTAGAACTACTTCATTTAATAGTGCTCCTAAATTTTTATTATCAGCTAATGAGGGATCTTTAGTTGGATATGAGTATTATTTGGGAAGAATTGATAAACTATATTTAAGTAAGTATGGAGTTTTACAACTAGTAAAAGGACAATCATCACAATCACCTATAGCTCCCGAAAATATCAATGATTCTATGGAGTTGGCGACAATTACTCTACCTCCATATCTTTATAATCCAAAGAACGTGAAAATTAGTTTGGTTGATAATAGAAGATATACTATGAGAGATATTGGTGATTTAGAAGATAGAATTGAGAATTTGGAATCTATAACAACACTATCTTTGCTTGAAGTTTCTACAGAATCTTTAACAATACAAGATGCATCAGGTAATAATAGATTTAAGAGTGGATTTTTTGTTGATGATTTCAGTAACGATAGTTTTATTGATTTTAATTTAAGTTCTATAGAAGTAGATGGTCGGAATAATGAAATAAGACCAATTATTGGTAGTAATAGCATTAAACCACAATTAATGTCTTCTACAAATATTATTGATAGTGAATTTGATTCTGGTACAAATTATGAATTATTAGATTCAAACGTACAAAAAACAGGAAATGCTGTTACATTAAAATATGAAGATAAAGATTGGCTTGAGCAAGTTTATGCAACTAGGGTGGAAAATGTTAATCCTTTCCATGTTATTTCTTATAGTGGAGTTGTTGTATTAAGTCCAAGTCGTGATACTTGGGAAAGAACTATTAGACTTCCTGAAAAAATAATAAATGAAAGTGTTTTGAATAATGTTGAAGTCAGACGAAATGTTCAGAGTAATCAAGAAAGAAGTGCTGGTAATTTAGTCGAATGGTCTACAGAAGTAGATACTGCTGTAAATACATCAGTAAGAAGTAGAGATATTATAGTTGATAGTGGTAATGAACAATATATGAGATCAAGAAATACTCAATTTTTTGGATCTGCTTTAAAACCTGAATTTAGATATTACCAATTTTTAGATGGAAATTCGGATGTAGATTTTATTCCTAAATTAATAGAAATTGCACCTAATAATTCATTAACACAATATGGTTCCAATGGAACATTTGAAGTTGGAGAAACCGTAAATGGGTATTACAATGGTGAGAAAATTATTGATTTTAGATTAGCAAAATCAAATCATAAAACAGGAGCATTTAATAGTCCAGATCTTACATATAGAACAAATCCATATCTTCCTCAAGAACTTTTACAAAGTGAATATACAAGTTCTTCAAAGGTATTGAATGTTGATACTCTTGCACTTTCTAATGAAGCACAAGGGTTGTATAGTGGATATATTGTTCAAGGTACTAAGTTGGTTGGACAAAGAACTGGTGCTATTGCGTATGTTAAAGAGTTAAGATTAATTAGTGATCAATATGGAGATTTGGTAGGGAGTTTCTTTATAAGAAATCCTTATGTAGATCCTCAACCAAGTGTTTTAATTGAAACTGGAACTAAAACTTATAAATTAACTAGTAGTAGTACTGATGCAAAACCTTTAAAGGGAAGTACATTAATTTCATCTGGAATTACAGAGTATATAACTGCTGGTACATTTATTAAAAGACAAGTAAGAACAACAGTTACAGAAACCACAACAGTTACAACTACTGTTACCAGAACACAATTTAGAGAAGAAGATAATGGTGATCCTTTGGCACAATCATTTACGGTTGCTGGTAATATAGAAGCACCAGATGTTACTGGTGATTTAACAGATGATCAACATGGTGTTTTTATAACTGCTGTAGATTTATTCTTTGCTAATAAAGATAGTGGAAATGCTCCATTAACAGTTGATATTAGAACGGTTGAATTGGGAACACCAACTTTAATTTCTGTAGGCCCATCTGTTACTTTGAGACCTCAAGATATTGTGACTTCAACTACTGGTGATCTTGCTACTAATGTAAGGTTCCCTGAACCAATTTATTTGCCACCTGGTAGAGAGTATGCAATTGTTCTTCTTTCACCTAATAGTAATGAATATGAAGTATGGGTTGCGAGAATGGGTGAAGATGTAGTGAACTTACAAAGTCTTCCTGATGTATCAGCAATACAGTACAATCAGCAATGGGCTTTAGGTAGTTTATTTAAATCACAGAATGGTTCCATATGGACCGCAAGTCAATTTGAAGATCTGAAGTTTAAATTGTATAAAGCTAATTTTACTGCTAATAGTGGTACTGCATATTTTGCAAATCCATCTTTAAGTAAGAGTAATAATTACATAGAAAACCTTCAGAGAGATTCAATTATTACTTTACCTAGAACTGGATGGGTAGGAATTAGTACTATTACTACTGGTATTAGCACATTCTCTGCTGGAAGAAGAATTTTAGGATCTACCAATAATTATGTCACTGCACATATTTCAGATACAGGTTCAAAAGCCAATCTTGTTTCAGTAAAAGCAAGTGGATCTAATTATAGTGTACAAAGTGGCACTATAGTTAATACTTATAGTATTATTGGAAATGGTGGTGATGACCTTAAACTTAATATAGATGTTGCAAGTAGTGGAGCAATAACAGTTAACTCTATTGTAACGCCTGGTAATGGATTTAAGCCAGGAGATGTGGTTGGTATTGTAACTGCAGATACTACAGGAAATTGTGGTAATGGTGCTTTAATAAATATTGAATCTATTATTGGACTTGATAGATTATATTTAACTGATATTCAAGGCACATCTGCTACTGGTGGATTTACCGAAGATGAAGCATTTAGATATTATGATGACAATGATGTCATACATACACCTGTTATAACATATAGAACTAATTTACAATTAGATGGTACTCCATTTGATGGAAAACATTTTAAAGTTAATCAATTTGATCATGGAATGTATGCTAAAAATAATCAGTTAATTTTAAGTGGTATTGAAGGTAATTATGTTCCTACTACAATTTCTAATAATGTTACTGTAACAGAAAATTCTACAATTAGTGTTGGATCTACAAGTCAATTTATAACTTTTGAAGGAGTACCTGTAGGTGTTGGTAGTACTGGATATGTTAAGTTAGGTGAAGAAATTATTGGATATGAAAGTTATGGAGCAGGAACTCTCGAAACTCTTACAAGGGGTGTAGACAGTACTCTTCAGATATCACATGAATCTGGAGATGAATTGCAAAAGTATGAACTTGATGGAGTATCTCTTAGAAGAATTAATACTAATCATGATATTTCTGATTATAATATAGATCTTGATAGTTATTATATTGGTATTAGTACCTTAGTCAAAGGATCCAATAGATCTAGTGATACATCTGATGGTCCTGAATTATCATTTACTAATGGAGGATTTTATGGAGGTGATACTTCATATGCTACCCGCAATATACAATTTGAAAATATAACACCACTGATTGATATATTTACACCATCCACAGTTACCACGACTTCTGGTTCTGTAAGAACTGTAAGTGGTACTAGTGTTGGTGGAAATGAAACTTCCTTTGTTGATAAGGGTTATCAACCAATACAATTAAATACGAAAAATCAATTAGATTCACCAAGACTTATATGTTCTAAAGTAAATGAAAATGAATATTTAGATAATATTCAAAGAAATAAATCTCTTACTTTAGGAGTGAATTTAGAAACAGAAAATAGTAATGTATCTCCTATAATATACATAGATACTATTAATATTTTAGAGTTAGATACTAATAGGATTAATAATCCAGTTTCTAATTATAGTGATAATGCACTTACGAAATCATCTTTATATGATCCACATAGTGCAGTTTATGTTTCTAAAATTGTTTCTTTGAATAAACCTGCAGATAGTTTAAAGGTAATTTTAAGTGCTTATAGAAATTCTTCATCTAATTTTAGGGTTCTTTATTCTTTAATAAGACCTGATTCTAGTGAAATTGATCAATCCTTTGAATTCTTCCCAGGATATGATAATTTAAATAATGGAGTTGTTAAAGATTCTACTAAAAATAGTGGATTGCCAGATGTATTTGTTCCAGCTAGTTTGGATAATCAATTCTTAGAGTATCAATTTACTGCTGATGCCTTAGGAGAATTTAGTGGATATCAAATTAAAATAGTGATGTCAGGAACAAATCAAGCATATCCAGTAAGAATAAAAGAACTTAGGACTATTGCTATTAAATGATTAGAGTTAAAGGTTATCCTCATTTATATCGTGATGAAAATACTGGTGCTATTATAAATCATAGCCATCAGGATTACAATTCTCGTTTACAAACTATTTCAAATTCTGAAAAAGAAAAAAATGAATTGAAAAGAATGAGGGATGATATTGATGAATTGAAGGATCTTATTAAACAATTATTAGTTAATAGGTAGGTAAGGATATAAATAACAAGTAGGGATTCTAATGAGAATACATGGCTGCCGTATATGTTAGTAATCTTGTAATCAATACAGGAAGTACTTTTTCCCAAACTTTCACTTTGGAAGCAACTGATACCAATTCACCTATGAACTTAACAGGATATACTGTTGCTTCTCAGATGAGGAAATGGGCTGGTGCTTCAAAGGCGACTAATTTTCAGGCTGAGATAGGATCTCCTACCACAGACGGAAAAATAACTCTTGGACTGGGATCAACTGTGACTACAGATTTGAAACCAGGTAGATATGTATATGATGTAGTAGTTGATATATCAGGTACAAAAGAAACAGTTGTTGAAGGAGCTGTTATCGTAAGAGAAGGAGTAACTCGATAATGCCAGATATTAAAGTTAGAGTTGGTCAACAAAATGCGATAAAGGTATTATCATCTACCGCAGCTGGTAATGCACTTAAGGCAGATTATGCTACTATAGCTAAAAATGTTATTGGTGGAATATCTTCAGTATCACAATCATATGTTTCTGGAATTACCACTTTTGTTGGAATTACCACAACTTTAACTGATTTTTATGTTGGTGGGAATCTGTATGTAAGTAATGATTTAACATTTGATGAGTTTAATGCTAGAAATGCAAATATAACTGGTATTGCAACAGTCAATTATTTAAATATTACTGGTATTGTAACTGCCACAACTGCTAATATTACTGGCACATTAACTGCTGGATTAATCGATGGAGGATCGTACTGATGGCAAAACCAACAACTAGAGAGGAATTTAAGAGTTATTGTCTTAGACAGTTAGGAGCTCCTGTTTTAGAGGTTAATGTTGATGATGATCAGGTAGAAGATTTAGTTGATGATGCTTTACAACTTTTCAATGAACGTCATTTTGATGGTGTTGAGAGAATGTATTTAAAACATAAAGTTACTCAGGATGATATTGATAGAGGAAAAGCTTCAGGAACAACAGGAGTTGGTATTGTAACTACTACAGCAACTGCTAATGTAAGTGGATTGGGTACTATAACTTCTAATTATTATGAAAATTCTAATTTTATACAAGTTCCCGATTCTGTAATTGGTGTAGAAAAGATATTTAAGTTTGATAGTAGTACAATATCTGGTAGTATGTTTAGTATAAAATATCAGTTATTTTTAAATGATTTGTATAATTTCAATTCTATTGATTTGTTACAATATTCTATGGTAAAGACTTATTTGGAAGATATTGATTTTCTTTTAACTACTGATAAGCAAATTAGATTTAATCAAAGACAGGATAGATTATATTTAGATATTGATTGGAAAGCAGAAACAGCAGGTACATATTTTATTATTGATTGCTATAGAGCATTAGATCCTACTTCATTTACTGGTGTATGGAATGATTCATTTTTAAAAAGATATGCAACCGCATTGATTAAAAGACAATGGGGGATGAATCTTATTAAATTTAGAGGAGTTAAGTTACCTGGTGGAATTGAATTTAATGGTAGAGAAATATATGATGATGGGCAAAGAGAGTTAGATGAACTAAGAGAAAAAATGTTTTCCGAATATGAGTTACCTCCTCTTGATATGATAGGATAAAAATATGGCATTAAATCCATTTTTCTTAAAAGGTTCTCAAGGTGAACAAAGACTCGTTCAAGACTTAATTAATGAACAATTAAGTATGTATGGTATTGAGGTAATTTATTTACCACGTAAAATTGTTAATAAAGATAATATTTTTAGAGAAGTTGAAGCTTCTAAATTTAATGACAATTTCTCTATAGAAGCATATGTAAACACCTATGAAGGTTATACAGGTGCTGGTGACATTATGACTAAATTTGGGATGAGTCTTAAGGATGATTTAGTAGTAACAATATCAAGAGAAAGGTGGGAAGATTTTATAGGATCTTTTTTAGGTGCTTTACCTGCAGATGAAATTGAAGTTGCAAGTAGACCCAGTGAAGGAGATTTAATATATTTTCCATTAGGTGAAAGAATTTTTGAAGTAAAATTTGTTGAGCATGAAAAACCATTTTATCAACTTGGTAAAAATTATGTTTATGAATTGCAGTGTGAATTATTTGAACTTGAAGATGAAGTTGGTGGATGGGATAATATTAGTACTGGAACGGAGCAAATTGATGATGCTTTGATCGATTATGGTTACATGACTTCATTGAAGTTAGTTTCAGTTGGTTCAACAGCAACTGTTGCCATCACTACAAGTACTGGATATATTAGAAATATTACATTAAATAATGATGGATATGATTATACAATTCCACCTATTGTTTCTATATCAACTTCTCCCACTGGATTATCAGGAGATAATGCAACTGCAGTTGCAATAACAACTTCTATTGGTAATTCATATTCTGTCAAAGAGATATTATTAACTCATGCTGGTGTTGGATATACAGTAGCACCTACTGTTACTATTGTTAGTGCTGCAACAACGGCAGTATCTGGTATCACAACATATCATGGAGTTGGAGCTGCTGCAACAGCAACAATTGTTACTGATGATGCTGGTATTAGAGTTGTTAGTATTGCAAATAGTGGTAGTGGATATACTGTTGAACCTGAAATTTATTTTAAGGCACCTCCAAGTGGAATAGGAACTGCTGTGGCTAGAACTAAGATTAATTCTGATAATAATGTTACTGATATATACATTGTTAATGCTGGTATTGGATACACTGTAAGTGGAATTGGACCAGGAATAGCTACAATTGCAAGTCCTCCAGTAATAGCAGGTGTGGGAACTTATCAATTTAATGAAGTAGTTATTGGTTCTGTTTCGGGTGCTAAGGGTAGAGTTAAGAGTTATGATCAAGATGATAATATCCTTAAACTTGGAACTACTGATGGTACTTTTGTGGCAGGTGATATTATTATTGGAGCTGGATCTTCTGCACAATATGGTGTGGACTATATAATTGAAGCAGAATTTAGTGATAAATATGATCAGAGTGATGAAATAGAGAAAGAAGCAGATGCTATTCTTGACTTCACTGAATCAAATCCATTTGGTAACTTTTAATGTTAGGCACTTATTACTATCACGAAATTATTAGAAAGACTATTATATCTTTTGGTACTATTTTTAATGCAATAGAAATTAAACATAAGGATGGAAGCGGAAGTGATTATAGTGAGATGAAAGTTCCATTATCATATGGTCCTGCTCAAAAATTTCTTGCAAGATTAGAACAACAGGCAGATTTAAACAAACCAGTTCAAACAACATTACCAAGAATGTCGTTTGAAATGAATACTATTGCATATGATCCTACTAGAAAAGCAGGTGTTACTCAAACATTTAAAGCTTCTGATGGTACTAATCTGAAAAAAGTTTACATGCCAGTTCCTTATAATATTGGATTTGAGTTAAGTATCTTTACAAAATTAAATGATGATGCATTACAAATTGTTGAACAGATATTACCATATTTTCAACCTTCATTTACATTAACTGTAGATTTGATATCTTCTATTGGAGAGAAAAGAGATATTCCTGTTATTTTGGATAATGTTTCTTTCCAAGATGATTATGAAGGAGATTTTGCAACTAGAAGAGCACTTATCTATACTTTAAATTTTACTGCAAAAACTTATCTATTCGGTCCTATTGCAGATACTACAGCTGGTCTTATCAAGAAAGTTCAAACTGATATATATGCAGATACAAATACCAAGACTGCTAAACGTGAAATGAGGTATACTGTAACACCTGATCCTGCTGATGCGGGTCCTGCTGATGACTTTGGATTTAGTGAAAATTGGATGGATTTGGGTGATTCTAAAGATTTTAGTCCAACTAGAAAAGAGGATATTTAAATTATGTCTAGTTATGATCCTATTGATGAAGCACTTAACACCTCCAGTAGTATTGAAGTATCCAATACTCCTGAAAATGGGTGTGTAAGAAGAAAAGATGATATAAAAGATGTTAGTGGTGAAATTCAAAAAGATTATGAATACACTCGTGCTAATCTATACTCATTAATTGAAAAGGGGCAAGAGTCCCTTAATGGTATAATGGAACTTGCTGGTGAAAGTGCAAGTCCAAGAGCATATGAAGTTGCAGGTCAGATTATTAAATCAGTTGCTGATACTACTGATAAGTTGATGGAACTTCAGAAGAAGGTTAAAGAGATTGATGAAGATAATCATAAAACAACTAATAATGTTACTAACAATGCAGTATTTGTTGGTTCTACATCAGAACTATCTAAAATGTTAAAACAAGGGTTTAAAGAATAATCATGCCTGTTGATAATGATGTGTATTTGGGTAACCCCAACCTTAAAAAGGCAAATACACAAATTGAATATACTGAAGATCAAATTATAGAGTTCCTTAAATGTAAGGAAGACCCCGTATATTTTGCTAACAATTATATGAAGATTGTTTCTCTTGATGAGGGACTTGTTCAATTTAAGCCATATGATTTCCAAGAGAAATTAATTACAAATTTCCACGAGAATCGATTTAACATTTGTAAGATGCCACGACAGAC